TCACGGCTATCCTGGGCGCGGGGCTGCGGGGCGGCGGCAATGCGATCAGTGATGACGACCTGGCGCGGCTGAGCGTCGAAGGCGGTCTGCTCGGTGCCGCGCAAATTGCCGTGCGCCTGCTCAGAGCAACCTTTGGAGACAGTGAATGACACCCTTTCCCTGGAAGGAGGCCATGCGTTTCGGTCTGGGCGTATTGCGCCTGCCGCCGCACGATTTCTGGGCCATGAGCCCGCGCGAACTGGCGGCCGCCTGGGGCGCGGTTCTGGGCGAACGGGCCGGGCCGCTGGACCGAAGCGGGCTTTCAAGGCTGATGGAGCAATTTCCCGATGGCCGGTGATCTTTTTGGAGAGGGCTTGCGCGACGAACTGAGCGACGTCTCGGTGGAACTGCGGCGCATCGGCGACCTTGCAGACGGTGTGGCAGGCGCGGTCAGCCGGGCCTTTCGCGGCGCGGTGATGGACGGCAAGTCGTTCCAGTCGGTGCTCAAGGATATTGGCCGGGCCTTTGCCGACATTGCCCTCAAGGCCGCGCTCAAGCCCATGGGCACGCTGGTGGGCGGGCTCGTGGAAAGTCTCTTCACGGCGACCAACCCGGCCGTGACCCCCTTCGCCAAAGGCGGCGTGATTGCCAGCCCAAGCTATTTCCCCATGGGACGGGGGCTGGGCCTGGCTGGCGAGGCCGGTCCTGAGGCGATCATGCCGCTGGCAAGAGGGCCCGACGGAAGGCTCGGCGTGGCGGGCGGTGGTGGCGCCGTCAATGTGACCTTCAACGTGACGGCGACGGATGCCCGCAGCTTTGCGGCCAGCGAGGCGGAGGTGAGTGCGATGTTGCTACGGGCGGTGCGGCGGGGGACGCGCAGCGCTTGATCTTCAGGTGATGCCGGTCTGCAAGCAGCAAGTTTCTGCGCTTCCGGTGCTCACGTACCCAAACGTACGCTGCGCTCCGTTTCTCGCAACTCGCCCCTTTCGACTCGGCCTGACCTGAAGCTCTGCGCGCAGTGGTGCCACAACGAGAGATCAGAAGAATGGCGTTTCATCACACACGCTTTCCCCTCGATATCGCCCTGGGGGCTCGGGGTGGGCCGGAGCGGCGGACCGAGGTGACGGTGCTGGCTGGCGGAGGCGAGAAGCGCAACGGGCGCTGGGCGCATTCGCGGCGGCGCTACAATGCCGGCTACGGCATCAAGTCCCGCGCCGACATGCAGGCCGTGCTGGCCTTCTTCGAGGAGCGGCGAGGGCGGCTGCACGGATTCTTGTGGCGCGACGGGCTGGACTATTCCTCCGGCGCGGCCACGCCGCTGCCAACCGATCAAGTGATCGGACAGGGCGACGGCGCCAAAACCCTGTTCCAGCTGATCAAGACCTATGGCGCCGCCTTTGACCCCTATATGCGCACCATCGCCAAACCTGTGGCGGGCAGTGTGCGTGTGGCGGTGGATGGCGTCGAAGCAGCGCACGGCTGGGTTGTGGACGTGACCACCGGACTGGTGAGCTTTGCCGCTCCGCCCGCCACGGGGGCGACGGTCTCGGCCGGATTCCTGTTCGATGTCCCGGTGCGGTTCGATACCGACCGGCTCGATATTGAGCTTGCCAGTTTCGACGGGGCTGAAGCGCCGAATATTCCGCTGGTGGAGATAGTGCCATGAGGACGCTGTCGGCAGAGCTGGCCGCACACCTGGAGCAGGGCGAGACCACGACCGCCAGATGCTGGCGCATCCTGCGCAAGGATGGGGTCACGCTGGGTTTCACCGACCACGATCGGGCCCTGCCGGTCGAGGGGACCGAGTGTAGCCCGGCCCATGGCCTGGACGGCAGCGAAGTTCCGTCCAGGCTGGGCCAGCAGGTGGAAACCGGCGAAGTCCTCGGGGTGCTCGACAGCGCGGCCATTCAAGAGGACGACATAATGCTCGGTTGCTATGACGGGGCCATAGTCGAGACCTGGCTGGTCAACTGGGCCGATCAATCGCAATGCCTCAGGCTGCGGGTCGACACAATCGGCGAGATCGTGCGGGAGGACGGGGTGTTCCGCGCCGAATTGCGCTCGCCCCAGCAGGCGTTGAACGTGACACGGGGGCGCGTCTATCAGGGCCTCTGCGATGCAGTGGTCGGCGATGCCCGATGTGGCGTGGACCTTGATCTGCCGGCCCACAAGGGTGTCGCGCTGGTGACACAGGTCCTCGATGACTTCCATCTGCGCGTCAGCGGTCTCGGCGGCTTCGACGAGGGGTGGTTCGCCTTCGGCGTTGGCCGGTGGAGTGACGGACGGCGCCAGGGCCTGCGTGACCCGATCCTGACGCATCGGCGCGAGCCGGAGGGCGATGTGCTCGGCTTTGCCAGCCGGGTCGGGGACTGGATCGGCATTGGCGATCAATTGACCCTAACCGTTGGCTGCGACCGGCGCTTTGCCACCTGCAAGGCCCGGTTCGGCAATGACATCAACTTTCGCGGTTTCCCGCATATTCCGGGCAGCGACTATGTGTTGCGGCACCCCCGCAGCGGCGACGCCATGGACGGCAGGGCGGTGGTGCCATGAATGCCGAGGACGTGGTCGAGGCGGCGCGGCTGTGGCTGGGCACGCCCTATCGGCATCGGGCTTCGACGCTCGGAGCGGGGTGCGACTGCCTCGGGCTGCTGCGGGGCGTGTGGCGCTCGCTTTATGGCGATGAGCCGGCTGCGGTTCCGGCCTATCGTGCGGATATGCGGAGCGACGACCATCCCGAGGCGCTGCGCGAGGCAGCGGAGCGGTACCTTCTGGTCGAGGCGGGGAACCTGACGCCCGGCTGGGCGAAGCGGGTAAGCGGGCGGTATCGGTTTCCGGATTTCTGAACCAAGGCCCCCTCACCCGGCCTGCGGCCGACCTCTCCCCCAAAGGAGAGGTGGCGCTGCGCGCCTGTGACAACCTCCAAGGATCAAAAGAATGGCGACACTGGCGCTTTCGGTGGCCGGGCAGTTTGTCGGCGGCCTGGTGGGCGGACCTATAGGGGCGACCGTGGGGCGGGCGCTGGGGGCGCTGGCAGGCAGCGCCGTGGATGGATGGCTGTTCGGCGGGGACAAGAATCGGGAAGCCCCGCTGTTCGATGTGCGGCTCGGCTCGTCGAGCGAGGGGCTGGGCGTGCCGCGGCTCTATGGCTGGGGTCGGCTGAGCGGGAATATCATCTGGGCGCGCGAACTGGTGCGCCATGTCAGCGAGACAGCAGGCGCCAAGGGCACCGCCCCGGCTGATGAAACCGAGGAGGTTCTCGCCAGCTTCGCCATCGGCTTCTGCGAGGGGCGGGTGGCGCGGCTGGGACGCATCTGGGCCGACGGGCAATTGCTCGATACCCGAGGGCTCACCCTCCGGTTCTATCATGGCGACGAAGACCAGATGCCCGACAGCCTGATCGAGGCCGTGCAGGGGACAGGCAATGCACCGGCCTATCGCGGCCTGTGCTATCTCGTGGTCGAAAACCTGCCCTTGAGCCGGTTCGGCAACCGCATTCCGCAGCTTTCGGCCGAACTCTGCCGCGTGGTCGGGGACCTGGAGCCGGCAATCCGGGCGATCACCGTCATCCCCGGCGCGACCGAGTTCGGCTATGACCCGGCGCCCCGCGTGCGGATACTGGGTCCCGGTGCCGGGGCCAGCGAGAATGCGCACATGCTGGCGGGCAGCAGCGACTGGACCTGTTCGATCGACGAATTGCAGGCCCTGTGCCCGAACCTGGAACATGTGGCGCTGGTGGTGAGCTGGTTCGGAGACGACCTGCGCTGTGGCCACTGCACCATCGCACCGCGCGTCGAAGGGGCCGAGCGCACCATAGAGGGCGCGGAATGGAGCGTGGCCGGGATTTCGCGCGAGGCCGCGCTGGTCGTTTCGAGCCACAATGGCGGCCCGGCCTATGGCGGAACGCCGTCCGACGCCAGCGTTCTGGCCGCGATTGCCGATCTCAAGGCGCGGGGCCTCAAGGTCACGCTCTACCCCTTCGTGCTGATGGACATACCAACCGGCAATGGCCTGCCCGACCCCCATGGCGCGGCGGCGCAGGCCGCCTATCCCTGGCGCGGACGGTTGACCTGCCACCCGGCGCCGGGGCAGGCGGGTTCGCCTGACGGCACGGCAGATGCGGCAGCACAGGTTGCGGCCTTCGTGCCCGGCTATCGCGCCATGATCCTGCACTATGCAAATCTTGCAGTTGCGGCAGGGGGCGTCGATGCGCTGCTTATCGGCTCTGAAATGGTGGGCCTGTCGACGGTGCGTGGCGCCGGCAACAGCTTTCCCTTCGTGCAGGCCCTGGTGGATCTGGCGGCCGATGTCCGCGCCGTAGTGGGGCCGACGACAAGGCTGACCTATGCAGCCGACTGGACCGAATATGCGGGCTGCCAGGGCGCGGCGGGGAAGTTCTTTCACCTCGACCCGCTCTGGGCTTCGGACAATATCGATGCTGTCGGCATCGACTGCTACTTTCCTCTCGCCGACTGGCGCGACGGAGAAGATCATGCCGATGCAGGCCTGGCCGCTACCGGGTATGATCTGGCCTATCTTGCAGGCAATATTGCCGGTGGTGAGGGCTTTGACTGGTATTATGCCAGTGATGCACACAGGCGGGC